AAAGAACGGCAGGCCACCCAACCGAACAGAACAAGCGACAGCACACCGCCGTCTCTGCCGCTTGAAATAGTGGCACAATGCCTGTATCTCTACGCGCCGTTTTAACGCCGCTATCCCAGCCACGCGCCCAGAGAACAATCATGAAAAAGCCGCAGGTGGACTTCGAATACGTGAGCGAGCTGCTCGCAAAGTTCTTCAAACAGCGCAGCCTGCAATCGGCCTTCAAGGTTATTGCAGCGCAAGACATCACTGGCTGGGAAATCTGGTTTCAGGTGGAGTTTGCTCGATTTCTTACAGAGCATGAATCAGAACCCGAATGGTCGCGCGAGTACCCGTTTGAGTTCGACTATCGTATGGAGAGAGAGCGAGCCTTCTTGAGGCCTGACTTCATCATTAGAAAAAAACACTGGGCTGCAGATCGCTATCTTGCGCTTGAAATCAAGCAACACCAGCAGCTAGGTAACTGCATCGCCAATATGATTAGCGACTTGAAGAAAGTTGCAAAAATCAGGAAATCCGAAATAGACCTGCGTTCCTATTGGGCGCTAGGCATTTTCCAGACCGATGATGAAATTGATCTGCCAGAACTGATTGAGTCAAAAATGTCTGGGACGGCACTGTCGTATTACCAATCGCGCACAGCCATCAACCACATTCCCGGCACAATCTACAGCTATGCGCTGTTCTAAACCCCTTGATAAGCCGTGATGCGGCACACGCACGCGAAGGCAAGCAAACACCATCAGGACGGGCACACAGAGAAAGGTATCGAGTACCTGGAGGTGGGAGCTGATTTGGCGTTCTGAGGTGGGGGTTTTGCAAAAGTTTTGCAAATCGCAGACAACAAAAAAGGGCCCACCTTTCGGTGAGCCCTTCCAGACCGCCCAGCAGAGCGGATTTTGTTTGGTAGGCGCGATTGGACTCGAACCAACGACCCCCACCATGTCAAGGTTGACCGTTGCTCAAACGTAAGCCATTGAAATATATAGATATTTGCCGAGCATCAAGACACCCGAAATTGAGCTTACTACCCTATAAGAATCAATAACTTAGCGCTGTATTTTGCTACAGCAAAAAATCTTTTCAATGGCCCAAACAACAAATGCGAGTTATGGGCCTTGGAAGGCTGATAGGACCGAACAACTAAAAAGCTGCACCTATACCACCAAGAACGGCCCGCCGCTGCAACCCCGACTGCCCATTTTCTGCAACAGCGAGCCATTCCAGTGAGTGATCAAGTCATAGCCCAAGCCATGCCAGAAGCGCCAGTGAGTCCAAAGACAACCTGTACGCTCAATCTGCAGCCAAGAGAAGGCGGCTTTACATACTCAATTGAGATGCTCATTCTTTAGTCGCAAAAGGAAGCGGTAGCGTTTGGCCATCCCTCAGGCTAAATTCAGCATACCAGCGCACCTACCACCAAGGAATGGCAACGATGAGTCAATATAATGCACCTTTGATTCTTGAGCTAAAACGACGCATAGAAGAAGACTTTACATCCAGCAATTGGGAAGAAGCTGGATTGCTCACAGATAGCTCACATATCGTCACTGGGCATCCCAGGCTGTTGAGAAGCCTAGGATTTGGAGACCAAGACTATGGTGGAAACATCATAAATGTTCTTAAAGCAATGTCCGATCAAAACCCAAACTCCTTAAGCGTGCTCAAAGATTATCTGGACCAATGGTATCCAGATCAAAATGTAACGTATATTTCCGCTAAACCTTCTGAGCGGAAGATATCTTTCGCCCCAAATGTCTTCTCTATACCTGACGGTGACGTAGAGACTGATCTAGTTACGGTCATGATGCCTTTCGCTGGTTTTGATGGGGTTTATGACGCTATAAAAAATGCGTGCAGCGCAGCGGGCTTCAGATGCCTACGTGCTGATGATATTTGGGACAACTCCTCAATTATACAAGATATTTTCAGCCTGATTTATCGTGCAAAAATCGTTATTGTCGACTTTTCAGGCAAAAACCCAAATGTTATGTATGAGACCGGAATTGCGCATACATTAGGAAAAACAGTCGTTCCGCTTGCCCAAATTGTGCAAGACATTCCCTCTGACATGGTGCATCACCGAGCGCTAATCTACCTCAAAAATGGAGAGGGACTATCCAAACTACAGGAAGATTTAGTTAAAAAACTAAAGATGATCAACTGATTCTGATTTAGCTATAGAAAACTTCCTTATCGACCGTTTTTTACGCCTCGGCGATAATCTAGACCTATAAGTGGTGTAACTCATGTTCAACATGTTAATTAAGTCTTCAGAGTGGGATGAAGGTAGAGATATCTTCTGGAAAAAAAGAGTCTTTGAATACACCTCCAGGGAGATTCAGTCCCATTTCACTTTGAGCAACTCTCCAAATTTTGAGGCATTAATTAAGCATCCTGTTCTATTCATGGAGGAAACCCGCCGCGATCGCCAGCAATACGGCCGAATCGGAAAAATCAGTAGAGTAATTGATAATGGAGGAGACGAGATAACCCTTGAGTATCATTTCGATCAGATTATTCCTCCAGTGCCACAGAGCGAGCTTATAAGGCTTTCATCATTACTTGGCTCTCCGTCAACACGAGGTATTAGCCCGTACAACCGTACGCACTGGTCAGTCAAAGATATTGACATATACCAGATCTTCCTCTCACAGACCTTACGCAATCAACGATCCCCAATAGTATTCCGACTTTCAAACTCACAAAACATTGACCCAAACTTACTGTCAGCCATGATGCCCTTCGGAGGGTTCGATTCTGTATGGAGTGCTATTCAGCAGGTAGCTGATAACAATGCTATGGAAGCGAGAAGAGCTGACAGCATTTGGGAGCATCATGAAATCATTCAGGATATCGTTGCGTTAATTGACAGATCAGCAGTTATTGTCTGCGACTGCACTGGCCGGAATGCTAATGTATTCTATGAAATAGGAATAGCTCATGCTTTAGGCAAAGAAGTTATTCTTATCACTCAGAGCGCAAATGATATACCCTTCGATTTAGCTCACCTGCGCAACATCCGATACCTTAATAATGGAGAGGGAATTGAACGACTAAAAAAAGACTTAAACTCGCGATTAGCCACTATTCGAGCAACTCAAGGCTAAGTGCAATTACACAGCACTCTAGCTTAAAGCTTAGCACGAGCTTAGAAAGCCAAATTATATTCTGCTACCTGCTTGCTCTAATACGATATTGCATTTTTAGAAAGTTGAGAGAAAAAATCATGACTCCGGAAGAACGGAAAGAAAAATTCAAATCGCAGACCGATAGACTATACGCCGGGTTTGGCCGGTTTGTAGTAAGCTTTGAGCAACTCATAGCGATGATGCGCATGATGATAAGTCTGCACGTCGCGCAAGTGCCTGCTCCTCATCATTCGAGGCAGCAGCAGATTGCAAATATATTTACCGCAGACTTAACTGCCGATCCGTTGGCGCGAACCTTTCGTTCTATTATTCTGTTGTCGCTTGAGAGTTATGGACGCCAAGATCAACTCCCAACAATTGAAAAATTGTTATCCAATCTTTGCTCCCGGATTGACAGCATAAACAAAAAACGCAATAAATTCCTGCATGGTACTTGGTATATTGACCATGCTAGCACGGAACAACAAGATTTCTCAGAAGCAAGGGGATTCAAGGCTACCAATACAGCCAAAGGATTACGGCTAGAAAAGCTGGAGCATACCGAAGAGAGTTTTCTGGAAGCTGTTGATGAGTGCCGAGTTCTTATTGATTTAGTTCATGGCTTTAGCACTTTCCTGCTTATCAATGAAGACATCTTGAAGGTTTATGGCTTAAAAAATAATAAGATGGTCAAGCTTGAGGTTGTTAATCAGTAGCCAACTCCAATTACAAAGTCTAGACGAGCGATAGGGATGGGGCGGAAGCGATAGTTCAGGAACGATCGCTTTTGGCCGATGTCTCAAGGTAATAACAGCCCCTAACGCATTCAAAAATCGCTGAGTAGTTGGCGTTGAACTGTTGCCAACCAACTGGGGACTTTGAGTGGTAGCCGGTAAGAAACGATGTGGGAAATGTGCAAAGCCAGGAGCCGGGACTGGTCAGGTCGCTGAAGCCAAATCGCGAGAATTTAAAGTAGCTGCGGTACTCGCAGCCAGTACAGTGAATGTGATCCATCTGCGATTGCTGACGTGATAATCGATATCCGTCGAGTAGAGCGAGTCAACATGCGGAATCGTTCCAACTCATATGGAGAGTTGCCTACAGCTTCAGCCTCGCTACGGGTGTCGCATGGCCTGTTGGATCAAAGACATCCTGCTTCGATAACTCCCAGTATTGTTCGTTTCATTTATGTATGTACGCATATCCGGACATCACTCTTCCATGCCTCACGACGCCTACTATCATCTAACTTAGAACGGAAGTATACATACATATTTTAACGAATAAAAACTGCAAAGCTTATCTATACATACGCTTCACGATTATTGCCCTACTGTTCCCCCCACAAAATGAGTTCGAGATGGCATCAATTAAAGAAACAATTTGCGTTTCGATCTCGTAAAAGTCCTTCTTGGGCATGAACTGAAGATCAAACCCAATTCCATCTAAAGCTTTTATCATCTCTGCTTGATGATCCTTATAAATAAACGGGCCTTTTGTAGCCTTAAAGGAATTAAAGTTAGACTCTAAAATTACGCCATTAACAACCCCAACAAATTCATAATACCCTTCCGAGATAGACATATCTCCCCTCCTAGAGCCTGCATATATAAGGCCGTATATTTTATGAGCATCGAAAGAAGACAGGGAAAGCATATCTCTTTTCTTAACTTCCTCCACAAAAAAACTCTGAAACAAGGTCAGATGAGCAACATGATTCGTAAAATGTGATGTCTTAAGCGTGGACAGATAGCTTAAAAGAGCTATGAAAATCGCTCCTACAGTAGCCACGAGAACAATTAACTCTAGGGTGCCGCGCGCCACATTGAACGCAGAAAGATAATAATCATAAAAATTAAGAAGACATTTATTTCCGAAACACAAAGGGAGCTTGTAAGTCTCATCCACAAAAAAGATGGTCAAAAAAACCAAGAAAAAAACTAAAAAACCAACGACCCCAACAGACAACAACAATAAAATTAAAGTTCTCAAGTAAGGATGCAGCTTTTGAAACAGGCCGTAAATCTTATGAAATCCCGAATAAAAAAAAGTATATATGCTATCCAATTTTAGTTCTCAACAACTGGCCTTAGCTTTCTAAGTTTAGACCTCAAAAGCACCGAAGTCTTGTCGTAAATGCGATTCAACACTATCAATCTCTCCATAACCCGATAATATCTAGACTTATACCAGTGCGTGTGTTTTTTACTATCAAAGTCCATTTCTAGACGAGCAACCATATCTTTGGCTCTGTTCACGTCACGTCTAGAAGGCAAGGGCTTAACTGCATTCAACCTACGAAGAAGAACTGTATGTTGAGTATGTTTCACTCGAAGCAACTTGTTAACTCTTCCCATACAACGATTGTAATCATGCCTATAATCATGGGAGACTCTATAGCCAGGCTGAGCCGCAAGCGACTCAACATTTCTAACTGCAGCTCTAATCCTTCCTACTTCATCTGCCGGCAGTCTAGGAGTATCAAAACCAACCCTAAGCCCATGAACAGTTAGGGGTTCAGTTGAAGTTCTGAATACACGCGTCTTACCTTCATTAATAGGAAGATCCTTACCCGTCAACATATCACTAATTATTTTAAGCGCATAAGTAAAGTCGGTATTTAACGACTTTGAAGAGACAGTTATATCATCCACCAAACGAGTGTAGGTCAGGCCCTTTCTATTCAGCCTATCAACCACCGCGCCTTCTACATCATACAAGCACAAGGAAGCGATGTAACTCGAGGTCAAACCACCTTGCACCAAATGAGAACGATGACAGCACAGATCAGTTAGGATATTTGAAACATCTGTATCATATTTTAAAAAGTCATTAAATATAGAAAACACTATATCCTGGTGAATATTGTCAAAGAAGCTCGACACATCAACCTTAAGTAGACTTTTTGCACCACAGTGCCTGCCAGCGCATGATACATAGTCTTTACTATCATATCCATCACCATTCTTCTGGTTTGGAACTGAGCCATAAATAAAGTGCGGCCATCTAATTACATAGTAATTTGAAAAAAAAGCTATATTTATTCTATTTTGAATTTTTCTTAAAAAACGATGAGGGTTGTATATAGGACGACTTACTCCCCCAGCCTTTTTAACGTTGTCTTTTTTAGTATATCGTTCACTTTGACTCAATGCCAAAACTGAACCAAGAAAATCATCAGAGATTCGCAAGGCTTTACATAAGTTCTCGCGATTACTGATGGAGTTTTTCGAGTGCTTTACAGGATTCTTGAGCAAAATAACCAATCCATTGGATATAAATGTGGCCCTACCAACCCATAACATAGGGTAAAGAGAAAGATGTTGCGTTCATCGAAACCATCCGCTGAAAACCACCACCTTTCTCATGGTAGGTCCACCGTGAAACACTCCAGCGGGACGCAGGGGTCGGAGACTGCCGGGGGCCTCTCCTCATCAGTTCAATACCTAGGTACTGAACGCTCATTACTGAGCTAACCAGCGGATGTTTTATCTCGATTGCGGCAAGTAGGCGATACGCCCACGCGAGGTAAAAATACACTATTTCATTGGATACGCAACAGATTTAATGATGACGATATGCCATTACCTCCGCTCTGATATGGGTAAAACGTTTAATCAAAAAAGATAATTGAAGGTGTGAATGTAGGCCTGACATGCCTGCAGCGCGATCAGTCCTTGGTCGCCGTCGCCGGTGATTCCGANNAGCATGCGCTGGGTCAAGTTGGACTCTACCGGCGCCATAAACCACGCCGCCGGTGCTGGTGGTGGCTGGCACTGCGTCACAACCAGTTGCGGCGGCGTCAAGTTGGACTGACAGCCGCAGATCAGCAGTAGCAAGGCGATCAAGCAGGCGTGCCTGTTTCGTTTTCTCATCGGTCAGGGCTCGGTAATGGGATTGGTCACTGGCTGCCAGCCATTGCTCCAGGGCGAGGCGCTTGCCCTGCTCTGCCAGAATTTGCGCGGAGTTGGCATTGGCCAGATTAGTGCGCTCGGTTTGGTGGGCGGCCTCTTTTGCGGCCAGTTGCTGGCCGCAGGCGTTGGCCTGCCACTCCCATGCCGCCCACGCGCTGCCCACCATCAGGGCCAGGATGATTAGCAGCACCCCGCCCCACTTCACCGCATCGATCTTCACGCCAACACCTTGAGCGCCCTGGCGTACAGCGTCTGCCGATCGGCCGCGCCGTTCTGGCCACCGTTGATGCGTCGGGTGATCCTGTCGAACTGGCCCGCGTCGGCCAGGGTGTTGAGGCCCCTGGTCGCCCAGAACCATGCTGCCGACATGCATGCATGATGTGGCTTCTCCAGCAGCTCGGGCTGCTTGATCAGGTCAAGGCCCAGCCCTTCACCGCACGCCATGTAGTTGGCCCGGCCGGTGATCTGGATCAGGCCACGCCCTCGGTACTTGGAGCCGTCGCCTACTACGGTGTTGCCCAGTTCTTTGCGGCCTTCGTACTTGGTTTGGGCTGCCGTTGGGCCCCAGATTTCTTTGACGTATTTAAGCTGGCCGGATTCGTGGCCAATCTGGGCGATAAATGCGGCTACTCGCTTGGCGCCCACAATCTGGTACCGGCCCATCGCGGTGTTTAAGACAGGAACAAAAACGCCAGCAACATGGCTGGCGTTCGGGAGGATCTGCAGCAGTTGCTGCGTGGTGATGGGCATGACTTTCTCCAGGCAAAAAAATACCCGCACTCGGCGGGGTTCGATGTTGCTAACGATGTCAGCTCGGGCGTCCTGGCCGCTGACTTGAATCGGGATAGCCCTCTGCATCCAGCTTCCAAGCTCGAACCTGAGTACGGTAGTCGCGCCACAGGCGCTCCGTGCCCGCTACCTGCTCGCCATCCTCGATGGCCTCCAACTTCTCAGCCACGAACTTGCGCTCCTGCTCGACCCACTGGACTTCGACAGCAATCAATGGCGCCAACCGTGCAGCCTCGGCCTCAGCTTGTATGTCTGCAGCCTTGCGCAGTTCTGACCAGTCAATATTGCTCATGGGCTGACTCCTTGGTTACGTCAGCTAAAGGCCTGGGAAACTCAACGGGCCCATTTTTGGTGACAGTGATGGGTGCCGGGAACGCCTGCGCCTGGCTGAAGTTCGAGGGGTTTGGCAGGATCAGGGTCAGTTCAAGTGTGCCATTTACCCGAGTTACATCCCCGGCAAACCATTCTGATTCGATTGCAGATCGGGGCAATATGTCGCCCTCTTCAACTGCCGAAAAATCAAAAGGCTCATCATTCACAAGCAGCAAGTCACCACGCCTGACAATGCTGAACGTATCGTCGCGCCGTTGCGGGCTTAAGAATATTTTCATTATTTCCACCGCCCTAAAGATTGGAAAGACGCAACAAACGAGCCTGCCGCCAATGTTCCATATTCCATTGGCGGATGTACGAAGGCTGGTGCATGACCTGTATTGACCCCGACATACAGCACACGCGAGTTCATCCAATACGTTTGCATGAGTGTATAGAGCGCAATTCCAGTGCCATCCTGTCCGGTCGTAAACGAGAGTGTGACGTTATGTGCAGGCTGGCCAACAAAGGTGGCTGGCTGTAAGGCGCCATCCCAGGCCTGACCGCGCCCTGCGGGAAGATCGCCTCCTGCGCCATAACTGATGATGCGTATACCCCATGTGATCAACGTACCATCTGCAAACTTTATAAAGCTGCCGCTGGCATTCGTCCCTTGTTCAATAATCGCTCCGCTCGCCACGGAACCCACAACATCTGCAAACGCTGCGCTTTTAAGCGCTGCTGCCTTGTCGTATAGCTCCCGCGTCATAAAGTTGATCTTCTGACTGGCCACACGCGGTGGGTCGCCGCCCAATCCAGTGGGCGGCGTACCCAGGATGATTTCTTGCCATGCCATGCTGTTCTCCAGGCGAAAAAATACCCGCGAATGTGCGGGTTGGTGAATCGTTACTAAAACCAGTGCATCGCAGCTGTATCAAGTGCCCGGCAATCTGGCAAAGACGCCAGCAGGCTGGCCAATATCCAGCCAAACGCCACCCTGTGGCCTGTTGGTTAACGCATAAATTTGCAACCTGTTAGCCCCCCAGTCAAAACGAACCCCGGCAGTGGTCCAGTTGGTGACACTTGGCTGCAGCAGCCCTCTGGAGAAGGGATTGATCATGAAGTATTCATCCTCCGCCATCGGCGCCACCAGGGCGTTGTTGTACCGATGCGCTCCACCAAGGGAGGGGAACTGAACGTACCCGGCGTACGACCAGTCCTGATTGGCTTTGGTTACCACCACAGGCGTTGACCCGGAGTCGAAGACAATTTCACCGGTGGCCCCAAAAATCCTGAGCCCATAACGTGATTGAGCGACGGAGGCAAAAACTGCAGCAAACCATTTACCCGCAGGCCGCCAACTGACGTTGTTGGCCTGAACATTGAACCCGATCCAGTTCCCTGCCGACCCCACGATAGTCATCGCATCGTACAGCTCGTTGTTTCTGGCTGGATCGTTGCGAATGAAGATACAGGGCGGCTCAACGGTCGTTATGGGTGATGGGAAGCTGACACGCGCCACCCGGTCAAACGTGGCGGCATACGTACCTCGGTGTATCGCGCAAAGCCTGGGCGTCTCGGAGTCGATCTGTATATAGCTGTCGTTGTTCCTGGCTATAAATCCGTAGCTCATTTGTACCTCATTGCCAGCAGTCTAAAGGTCAGGCGTGTTGTCACGATCGGATTTGACTCTGAGGGGTTCCTTGCGCGTATTGTCACGACGCCGTTTCCCACCCTTACATAGGGCATGGCCTCGGATGCCCACGGATAAGCAGGGACGCCCACTGGCAGGATTGCCGCACTGCAGGTCGCAGGTACAAAACCCGCAATGGGCACGGTCAATATTTGACTGGGCCCAAGCGAGTAGGTCTGGCTGTGTAGTACCTGGTAGGTAAATGTGTCGGTGTCCATTTCAAGCACACCGTTGGCATTCCACGTCCTGATTCCATAACTCATGCGGACAGGTCCCCCCACTGGTAGCGCTTGACGCCGTTTTCGTCAAACACCTTGCCGCCCCGGTTGTTGATCACTTGTCGAGCCTGCCCCTCAAAGGCGCCATTGATTTCAAACGTCCCGTCGAAGAACAGTTTCCATCCAGACATGCCGGGAACATAGTTGTTGGACTGAATGTAATCGCCGATCTTGGCGTTGGTGATCGTGCCGTCCTGGATAAACGCCGACGCCATAAACACCTGCCCGTTCTCAACCACAAACGGAGTGAATACCTGCCCGCCTGCCAGCGCACCCACCACGGCAAAACGATCGGCACTGACCAGAAACTGGCTCTGCGTCACGCCCTCGGCATTGGTTTCGATGCCCAGCCCGATACCGGCTGTGACCAGTTGCCCATTGGCATTGACCTGCATTTTGACCGACCACATGGCCGCGGCTTTGCCTTCCAGATCAGCTTGGGCCTTGCTTACCACCTCGACAGCGGCAGAGGTTTCGCCCACCTGCGCGGACACCTGGCTGATTTTGCTCGCCAGCGCCGAGCTGGCATCCGCCGAGGCTTTGGCCACGTCGATAATGCTCGCCGCGTTCTCACCGACTTGGGCCTCAACCTTGTCGGTACGCACGGCCTGGGCAAAGTCTCGCTCGGCGATGACCGACATCAGCGACTCTGCGCCAGCCGATGCACGCTCATCCCCTGCACTGCCGTTTTCATCACCGGCAGAGCCGGAGTCGATATAGGCATACACGCCATCGACTTTCTCGGCCGTTGCCGTGACCTTGCCGTCGAGGGTTTCCACGGTGCTGGTGAGTGAACTCAAGCCGCTGGCAGTGGCCTCAAGTCCCGTAACCGGATCTGTAACCTTGGCATTGATCGCGCTGAGCTGCTCGGCCTGCGCCGTGATCTTGCCGTCCTGCTCGATGATGCTGGCCGAGTTCTTTTGCACTTGCAGCACCAAGGCATTGGTGGTTTCGGCCAGGGTGCCCATATCGAGCCAATAGGTGGCGTCAGGCGGTGGATGGCCAGTGGTCGCTGTGATCGCCTGAAACAGCCGATTGCCCAGGCGCACCACTTCCCCCGAGGCATAGGCCTTGGTGTTGTCGTACTCCAGTGCGTCGGTGATTTCGTCGATCAGGCCTTCCAGTTCCTTTTTGGCCTGGTTGAGACGGTCATTCACGGAGCCTGACCCATCGCCATCAATCAGTTCGATCCGGTCGAGTAACTCCTTGCCCAGCTCGGTTTCGCCAATCTGCCCGGCGATCAATTCCAGCACTGGCCCGGCCTCGGCGCTGGCCTGCCCCATCACCCCGTTTTTCTCCGGGAAGAACGGCCCGATATTGCCGGTGCGATCCACCAGCCGCGCCCAGAAGAAAACCTGCGCGCCAGCTGCCAGGCTTTGCAGGCGGTGATCGTTTTGCGGATAGGCCAGATCCGACAGCTTGGCGGCGCTCTCCAGGCTATTGGATGGGCTGTACCAGATTTCGGTGTGCTGGGTGTCTTCTGCACCCGGTGGAAAGCCCCAATTAAGGCCAATTTCGAAGAGCCTGCTGTGGGTGGTTAGATGAGTCACCGCCGGCGGCAACCCCACCTTGCCGGCCAGTAGCACTTCCATGCTGCTGCCCCATACCGAGGCCACGCCCAGGGCATTTACGGCGCTGACACGGGCAATGTAGCGCCCGCTGTAGACACCTTCGACCTCGGCACCCAGGGTGCCGTTTGACGGCAGCCTGATCCAGCTGCCGCTGTCTTTACGCCATTCGACGTTGTAGGAGACAGCACCCTTCGCTGCATCCCAGCTGATGCGCATGGTGGTGACTGCCAGCCCTTGGGCAATGCTGCTGCGGGCTTCGATCTGGATATTTTCAGGGGGGCTCATCACGCCAGGCGGGATGATGCTGATCGGTTGGGGATCGATACGGGCGCCGTTGTCGATGGCGTCGTATTTACCCGGCTCATGTTGCACAGCCTTGATTTCAAACTGGTGCAGGCCGTGTGGCTCGATGGTTTGCACTCGAAAGCGCATCACAGCGAGGTCAGCGCTTTCAACCGACCAGCTGCTTTCGGGCTGCGGCAGTTCTGAGTAGTCTGCCAGCAGCGTGACTTCGTGCCCGGCCACTGATTTGACGATCCGGCCTTCGGTTTTGCCGCTGGGCAGGTTGAGGATCAGCCGGTCTTCAGGCTGGATCTGCGCGGCCAGGTCGAGGGTAATCACCCGTTTGGTGGCTGCGCGAATTCGCCCGCCACTTACCCGCCCGGAAAACAGCTCGTCAGCAATGCAGATGATTTGCCCGGGCTCGACGTTGCGCCCTTCCATGCCGGTGGTAAAACCCACCGTCCAGCTCTCGTGCTGCTCGGTTTTCAGCAACCAAACGCCGTGGCGCATGGCCTGGCCCTGGGAGGTGCAGCCAAAGGCCGAGATGTCTTTTTGACGGTGGCCAAGGATGCCGATCAGTTCTTCGTTGGTGACCGGTACCGGTTCGGTTTTGAAGTCGTTGGCCGGGTTGTCGTAGCTGACTTTAACCCGCGTGTGCCGGTCTGGCCATGCCACGGCGCCGTACTCGAATTCACCGATGATATTGGAGCGGGTGAACACGTAGCCGTCTTCGTTGCCCGGGATATCGGCCACCATTGTGACCATCGAGCCGTTCCAGCAGCTGCTGCCACGAAACACGCTGGCCAGGTCGGACAGCAGCGCGTAGCCCTCGACCTGATCTTGAATATAGACGTTGGTGGTCATGCGCGGCTCCAACCCGCCCAGGCCATTCTTGACCATCACATCGCAATAGCGGCCGATCTCGTATAGGGTCCACTTGTCGACCATATCTGGGGTGATGCGTCGCCCCAGGCCATAGCGCCGATGCAACAGCAAGTCGTACCAGATCCACGCCGAGTTGTTGGTGTACGCCTGTTTAAAGGTGCCATTCCAGTTACCGGTGTAGGCGCGGTTTTTGGGATCGTAGTTGCTCGGTACCCGGATGATGCGCCCTCGTGCGCGCAGGCTGAATTTGGGGATGTTCTGGAACTGCGAGGCGTCGAAGCGCAATGCGCCCAACGCCAGATTGGGGTAGCGCAGTTTAGCGTCGATCACTTCGGTCAGCGCCTTGATGCGCATGGTGTCGGCCCAGTTCACATCGTTGCGGTTGGCCGTCAACCGCCGTACACGCACCAGCGCCGAGGTAAAGCCTTCGGGCAGGTCTACCCGGTGGCTACGCTCGTACTCGGTGGTGCCTTTGTCATTGAGGGTGGCATTGAGATAGGGCTGAAAACTGCCGCCATCCACTGACAGCTCGATGACGTAATCGATCCGGTAGCCCACCTGGTCGCCGTTGCTTTTCACTTCCCATATTTGCGGCCAGGCCAGACGGATACGCACCGCCGACAACTGCGGATCGGTGATGGCCCGCGTCCAGGGTGCGTCCGAGCGCAGTTCAACCGGGAAGCCCTGGGTGATCTCGTTTTCAATGGCCGGGAAGCCCGCGATATGGTCTTGATCGACAGTGCCCGGGCGAAAGTCCCAGCTCGCACCGGGGAAGTTTTCACCGCCGTCAGGCCCACGCATTGGTGTGCCGTCGAGTTTGACCGATTCCAGACCATTGACCGGGCCGACGATTGGCCCTTCGCTCAGGAAGTACAGCAGGTTGGCATGGGAGATAGACAGCGCGCTGTCGGGGGCCTTATAGGGCTGGCGTGGCTTGCTCTGGCCACCTTTGGCACCTGATACGCGGACAGGCGGATACCGGCGCTTGCGCTTCGCAGCGCGCACCACAGAGGTTTTGCTCATGTCATGTCCCTACAGTTGATCTTCCGCGTAAATGCCGGCAGAGCCTAAAGCCCCGCCAATGTCGCGCTCGCCATACAGCAACGGCTTGCAGCGGCCTTGCGCAGTGGTGGTGACGGCTGAACCGAATGCGTAACTGGCTTTGTTGCCCGAGTCTTCTTGCCCCAGCAAGCCTGCGGGCGACGGTGAAAGCATCGCCGCAACCCCGCCGATGGCCATACCGGCGCCAGCGGCTGCCAGGTAGTACTGCTGAGTAATCACACCGATCACGATCAGCGCGATGCCGGCGATGGTCTGGAACAGGCCCGCCTTGCGCCCCATTACAATGGGAGCAATGCGGATCGGTTCGGGACGGCCTGAGCGCATATCCATCTCGTCCGCCGACAGGTTTTGTTTGCCCCGGAACACGGCAAAAGTTAGGCCCCGCTCTTCCGACAGGCGCAGAAAGCGTTTGAAGCCGGGGATCGATACGCACAAGGCATGGATCGCCTCGGCACAGGAATGAACCGCCAGCCGATGCTCACGACCGAAGCGAGCGCCCAGCACGCCGTACAGCATGACCCGCACCACCAGCGGCTGGGCAGTGATTAGCGTTCGAGCGGCCATCAGCGTTCCTCCGGCATTTTTTGGTGCCGCAAGATCAACACGGTGTAGTCGGCCCACATGCCGCCGTATACGTCGCGGCTGGATTTCTTGTTGTAGCGGTGGTGCAGAAAGGTACGCGGCGCCGGGTGCAGGTCGGGCACGCTGGCCAGCAGGCCGTCACCCAGGTAGATCCCGGCATGGTTCGGCGCATTGGCATTGATTTGCATCAGAATCATGTCGCCCTTGCGCAGGTCGGCCACCGGGTAGAACCCGGCTTCTTCGTAGTATTTTTCGTAGAGGCTTTCACCGGTTGTCCACCAGCCATCCCGGCGCGGGTAGTTGGGCAGTTCAATGCCGTGTTCGCGGCTGTAGTAGTCGCGGCACAGGGCGTAGCAATCGAGCAGGCCGTGGCCGTAATCCCGGCCAAGCAACGGAGCCTGATAGCCACAGGGCTTGAATTCGAATAGCTCGCCCGAGGGCCAGCTGATAATTGCCCAGGGCTTTTCGTGCAGTTCGCAGCTGACGCGATCGGCCATGCTCGGTTGCGCTGGGGTGTCGGGGTGGCTGTGGACGATGACGCGAATGGCGCCACGGTCTTCAGCGTCGGCCAGGTCTTCAGGGTTGATGATGAAGTGTTCACTGGGGGTGCTGGCATCGTTGCGGCATGGCACGTATTTCTGGCGCCCGCCCTCGGCAATCACGACGCCGCAGCATTCCCTGGGGAACTCGGCAGCGGCGTGGGCCTGGATCTGTTTGGTCAGGTTTTTATTCATAATTTACTCGCCCAAGGAAGTCGCCGGGGTGCCGCCAAACGGCAGCGGGTTGCCTTTGCCGAGGCGTATTTCGCAATCGCTAACCCGCCCGCCGCAGCGGTCAAGCGCCGGGTCTGACACCGGGTTGCCGTCCAGATCGAACATTCGCACGCCGGTGTAGTTGCAGTCCTCTCCCCGGTACTCGCCCCACAAACACCATTCACAGCGGCTCATCAGTTGCCCGCCGGGCAGCATCTGGCCCTTGATCGCAGTGGGCGATGCACACTCGAAGGTCACCTCTTCCCGGCTCAGGCTCAGCGCCTGGTTGATGTAAGAGATGTTGAGGCGTTCCATCGGACTGGCTTCGGGGTTGCCGCTGGGGAAGTTCGCGGCGTCCAGGTATTTGGCGTAGGTTTCCCGCACCGTCAGGCGTACCCCGCTGAGCTGGTGGAAGTTCAGGCACAACGCCGTGATCACCCCGTCCAGATTGCACAGCTTGAGCATGGGGGTTGAGGTGTTGCCTTCCATGCCGCGCCCAAAGCCACTGACTTCAAACGGACGCGGTTCGTAGCGCTCCCCTTTCCAGATGATCGCCCCGGGTTGTTGGTGCGCGTGGTAGCGCAAGGTGCCCATGCCCCGTGACTCGCCGTCCAGCTCAACCAGCTGGATCAGTGAGCCCGGTTCAAGTGTCTGGTCGTCTGCGGTGATCATGGTGACCTCAAGGATTGAAGACTTGCTGAAAGGTGGTGCTCAGGGTGTATTTTTTTTTGCCCAGGGTTTGCAACTGCCAGCCGCCGGCCGTGATGAAGGCGCCCTGCTGCTCCAGCGGCGGCGTCCACATAAAGTGCTGGGTGCCTTTATGCCGTTTAAAGAAGTCGCGTATCGGGATGATGTAAGCCGCGTTGCCAGTGAACGACACCGCCCAACTGCCTGCGATGTTGTTGATGCCCACCGACAGACGCTGGCTGTAGCCGTTGTTGTATTGCGAGGTCAGCACATTGGGCTGGTCGTCACCGGCGGAACCCACCCGGGGTGACCAGGTAAATAATTCAGCCATTAGCCTCTCCGGTTACTGGGATCGAGCAGGCCGTTCTGGCCCTTTTCCTTGATGATCACGGCGCGGGCGACCTTGGGCATTTCGGCGCGGGCGGTGTCGAGCAAGGCACGGCCCATTGCTTCGTAGCCTTCAGTGGCGGTGACTGATCCGCCTGAACCGTCGCTCTGGATATGCAGGTGGATTTGCGGCGCCGCTGACGGGCTGGCTGTCGCAGATGACTGGCCAAGCCCCGGTACCGAGAAGTTGTTAGCCCTGCCGACATAACCGCCATCGGCATAGCCACGCTGGTTAAGCTGGTCCAGGTACGAGCGCATGCCGGGCTGTTCGACCACTTCCTTGCGCAACACAAACTCGCCGCCGTGTACCACGCCCTTGGGCTCGTACTTGCCGCCGTTGCCGGTGTAACCGCCCTCGGAGAAGCCGGTGACCGCCGTGGCGGCGATCATGCCGACCGAGGCGTAACCCAGGCCGCGAATCAGCGACGCCGCCGGGATGCCCATGATTGGCCCCAGCTCCAGGGCTTTGGCCGCTGCCACTTCGGTGCTGACCATTGCCTGAGCAATCGCCGCTGCCTTGCTGGCCAGGAACAGCACCTTGTAGGCCGTGGAGCCCTCCCCGGCCATTTGTTTCATCATGTCGGCGGCGTTGCTGGTCAGGTCGGCAAATACCGCGATGGAGCCCAGCTTGTAAGCGTCCTGGATCGACTCGAGCTTTTTGTTGTTCTCTTCGTTGATCTCGACCTTGCGGTCCAGGTACTGCTGTTCGCTGATCAGCTTCTGATCGAACAGCTCTTGTTGGCGCTGCAGTTCTTTTTCGTGCCACTTGGCCAGGGCCTTGTCAGCTTCTGCGGCCTTGATCAGCTCACCACCCGGCCCACCAACAGAAGCGTCCAGGCCGGTGAAAATCGGAGAGGTGTTTTTACCGACCGATGCTTTTGAGATGGCATCAGCACCATCCCTGTACTGATCAGAGGTCAAACCGCCCTGAGCCTTGAGCTTGGCCAACTCGGCAAAACGCTTGCGGGTGGTGGCCAGCAAACTATCTTCCTGACGCTGAACATCGCTCATCAGGTCTTTGTAGGACTTCTGCGTATTGAGGTTGTCCAGCGCGATGGCAGCGCGTTGCAGGTCGACCTTTTTGGCCGCATCCAGCTTGCTCAGGGTGCCTTTGGTGATCTCAAACTCGATCTTGGCCAGCTCGGTTTTGGTCGCATGAACATCGGTCTGTTCGTTTAGCGTGCGCAGGGTGCGGCTGTAGTTGTCGTCCAGTTGCTTGGCTTGCCGGGCAGCATCGTCTGCGGCCTGTTTGGCCTTGCGGGCAGCTTCTTCCTGCGACTTTTTTGCCTGTTCGCTGGCATCAGCCACTTTGGCTGCTGTCTGGGCCTGGCTCAGTAGCGCCAGGCCCTCCGGGGTTTGTGCCAGCCCCTGCTTGGCGCCCAACCGGTTAATTTCGCCCAGTTCGGTCGGATCTTTCAGTTTCTCGGTTTTTTCCTTGAGAGCATCGATGCGTTTCATCCACGCATCGGTGGTGGCGGCATCGGGCGGTTTGATCTTGCTCAAGCCCGCACTAAGACCTTCGGCGGCACCCTGGGCATTGTTCATCACCTGGGTCAAAGCCGACATTTGCGTGCCAGCGGCGTAAATCTTGTCGATGTTGGTCTGGTATTCACCTGCCAGCGCTTGCAGTTTGCTGGTCAGCTCGGTGGTGGGCTTGATGTTCTGGACAAGGTTCTGTGTGGCCGAATCGATTTCGATCCCGCCCTGAATACCCCGCCGGAAATTGCCCGACGCGGCTGCCCGCTGATACTGGTTGGCCTGAAAGTTTTTACCGCCCGAGTAGTTGCCGGTGGGCCCCTGGGCAATGGCCTGCATGTCCTTGAGGATTTCCGCAGCACGCTTTTTGGCCTCGGCCTGCTCCTGGGTCAGTTTCTCAAGAATGGGGCGCCGTTGTGCGGCGCCGAGCGCTTCCCATTCCTTGCGCAGTTCCTCGATGGGGCGTTTCAGATCAACAGCGGCATCACCGGCTTTTTCCGCATTGTCACGAAACAGCAAAAAGCTCGCGGCCACGGTGCCGGCCACCATCGCCAAACCGGCGGGACCGCCCAATATGCCCAACAGCCCACGGCCAGCACGGCCCACCAAGGCAATTGCGGCATTGTTCGCGGCCTGTGCCTGTGTCTGCGCCATGGTTGCTTGCTGATCGGCCAGACGCGCCAGGCGCAAACGCCCCAGTGCGGCGGTATGAGCATCGGTGAAGCGGGTCGCGGTGACTTCCGCCTCGGCGGCAAACACGTTGGCCGCTGTTCGCCGTGCCGCAGCCGTCGCAACGTCCAGTTGTGCCCGGGCTTGGCCGATAGCGGCGGCGTTGGTCGCCCGCCAGGCACCGGCCTGCGCCAGCAGCATTTTTGAAAGCTGCCCAACCTTCAACCCCGCGTATGCAGCACCCAGCGTCATCACCGTGGCTGACAGGCCGTCCATGTTGTCAGCAACAAACACGATCGCCTCCGACAACGCCCGGGTACTGCCGGTTGAGCTGTCGGCACCGCCCACCCATGCCTGGAAAGCGTTGTTGAGTACCTGCATCGAGCCGCTGACGGTCGGCGGCAACTGTTTGTACTCTTCGCGCAGCTTACCCAGTTGCCCGATCAGTGCCGAAACCAGTTTGTCAGTGGTCAACAGGCCGCCATCGGCCATCGCTTTCAGCGCCCCGGTGGTCACACCCATGCCATCTGCCAGCGCCACCATGGCGCGGCCACCGCTTTGGCTCACGCTGTTAAAGTCCTGCCCGCGCAACACGCCCTTGGCGAGTGCCTGGCTGAGCTGGGTGGTCACGGAGGTAACTTCTTCAGCGCTGGAGCCCGACAGTTGAAAGCTGGTGGCCAGCGCCTCGGTAAATTGCACCGACTCTTTGGTGGAGTAGCCGTATTCCTTCAGTGACCGGGAGGAACGGGTAAACAGGTTGGCGTTGTCCGCAAATGAGGTGGTGGTGCGCTGGCTGATGTCGAAAAGTGATTTCTGAGCAAACTGAAACTCTTCAGTGCTTGAGGTGGCCAGCTTCAGGCGGGCATTGATCGAGTTCCAGGCGTCGGCTTGACGCACCAGATTGCCAACTGCCAAAGCCCCCACCATTACAGAGGCGTAATTGCTCACCGAGCGGGTGAGTGATGACACCGCCGAATTTTGCGCAGCTATGGCAGCCTGCTGCGAGCGCCAGCCATCGGCGGCCTGGCGGTTTCCGCTGGTAATTGTCCGAAAATAGCTTTGTCCCATACGCCCGGCGCGGGCCATTTCGCGCTGGTAAGCGCCGGTTTCTGCCGAGACGCTGACAATCAGCTTGCGAAGGGTTTGGCCTGCCATGCTTTTCTCCGGGAATTAATAAACCCGCCGGAGCGGGTCAGTTTGTTTTGATCTTCGGCCAAGCCTTAACACTCTCAGGCATCACTCATACCCTGCAGGTATGCCCTGAAAGACGCCTCCCCTTCAGCCGCTTCCAGTTCTTCATCCACCGGCAGCACTTTTTCCGGCGCCCACTGCGGCATCATGTCGGAGGTGGTCACTTTGGCGCCCTGGGCCTGGAGCGTGGATGCCGCAATGATCGATGCCTGAATATCCCCGCGAATATCGCCAATCGGTGACTGCCGGTCGTAGGCCATCCACAGCATCAGCTCTTCTGCGCTCATTTGTTCGCACAGGTCGTGCAAGGTCATGCCCAGGCGGAGGGCCAGCGCCAGCATAAAAGCCAGCGCCGGTTCCGCCGTCAGGCGTTTCCCGCTGCATCCACCGGGTCCGGGGTGTCTTCGTTCAGGCCGACGCCGCTCAGTTCAAAGACCCTGGCGGAAAGCCGGTCATGCACGGGGCTGAATGCCTCGGCCACTTCGTCTACGTCCTCATCGCAGAAAACACGCAGTTGGTTTTCGTCGAACAAGGTACGGACCAATACAAAGGCATAAAGCACGTTGGCGTTGACCTCAACTTGGGGCTCTCGCGGTGCCTCTTCGCCTTCGGCAACCTCCACGGCATGAGCACTCAGGCCCGCCTCAATACGGGCAGCAGACACCATCTCGGCGGCGCGACGGCGGTATTCCACCCAGTCGCCGGCGCTCAGTGCCCGGACGGTCACTAGCGCACCACCCCACTCTGCCACCGCCACGGTTTCGTGATTGAAGTTGCGCAGTGGGTCGAGTGCAAACGCACGAATGCCGCCGTCTGCGGCCTTTACGCGGGCCATTACGCTTTCACCGGCATGTTGAAGGAAACCGCACCGGTGATACGGACGTTAAAAGTGCCGTTTACGGTGCCGTTGGGGGCGGCGTCCCAGGTGAACTGGGTGACCAGGCCCAAAAACTCCGAAGAGGTGCCATCTTTGAATACCGTGCTGAAAGCCCTTGGCTCACCATCATCACGGGCGGTACGCAGCACGGTTTGCGCCTCGTCGTCGGCCTTCCAGTTGCCGGACATGGTGAAGGTGCCGTTATCCGCTAAGCCGGTGGTGAATTCTTTGGCTTCACTGGCCAGGGTCGAGACTTCGATTTCGTCCGACTGCCCGCCCTGGAACTGTGGCTGCTTGATGGTGACCGAAAGGTCTGCCCACAGCAGTGCAGGGTCTTTGGGGTTTAGGGTCGTGAGCTTCGACACTTTCAGCGCCGTGCCCTGCGTTTTAACAAACTTCGCTTTGGTTGGGGTTTGAGCGGCCATGTGGCCTCCTATCAAGGTTGCAGGGTGTATTCCCAGCTCACGCTGAAAAGTTCGGTGTCGTCTTCAAAGGCATCCGGTAACCGATCTGCACTGCCGGTGGTGAAGTCGTCGCCGTCAGTGGTCATGGCGACAAATGCCTGGCGGGCCAGCGTCAGGGCTTTGAAGTGACTGGCGCCCCAGGCGTCCACCTGAATACTCAGGTCGCTGGAGCCGTCCCAACCGGTGAGGGTGAATCCGGCGCCTTCACTGACGGTTTGCAGGATCAGGCGGGGCAAGGCCGCGCCCTCGGGGGCAACGCCGAAGTACACGCGCCCGTCGACCAGAGGCGAAAGCCTGTCGATCAGTGAGTTTTCGATCATGGGTTTACCCGGTGATGGCGTTATCAATGCCTTGGGCCAGCTTGTCGGTAACGGCCTTTTCGATTTGCGGCAGGCTGCTGTCCCACGCGGGGCGCATAAACGGCGCGGCGGCATGCTTGGACGTACCGAATTCAACAAACCACCAGTAGTAAGGGGCGTCGTAAACGGTTTTGGTGCTGCGTCTTCGCTTGCCCCGGGACTTGATGGCCTTGGTGGATTTACCTTTGGGCTTTTTGACCCGGATGCCCGCCGTGGCGCCGGTTGGGGTTTCTGATTGTTTGAGGCGCGTTGCGGTGATGTTTTTCTTTAGCCGGCCGGTGCGCACGGGTGCCAAGGCCCGGGCTTTGTCACGAGCGACACGGGCACCCGCCATTACGGCATCACGCGCCACCTTGTTGCCCGTGGCCCGGGACAAACGCTCAAAGTCCGCTTGCAGCTCCCCAAGTCCCAGGATGCTGACTGAGCCGTTACTCATTGGGTTTCACCGTTTTGCACATGAGTTTGAGCATGTCCCGCTGGTTGGTCGGCAGCGGTGCAATGATTTCGTAGGTGATGCCGTCATGCACCAGGCGCTGACCAGCCACCACGTCCTTGCGGTAGCGAATGTTTATTTCGGCGTTGATCTGCGCCTGCATCTGCGACGCGGCCTCGTACATCCGCCCGGATGGGGCCTTGATTTCAGCCCAGACCTTGCCGATATCGGCCCATCCTTTGACCGGTTGGTTGAGTTCGTCCTTGGTTTCAGTGAGGCCGCACAGCATGCACGGGTGTCGCAGTGGACCGGCTCTCATACATTCACCCAGCGGTGGGGTTTCCACAGCGCGTTGGTGGCCATTGGTAGCTCAATGGCTGACACGCCCACCGCCACGGTTTCGCGGTTGGCGTACCAGTGGCCAATCAGCAACAAGGCGCCCTGTTGAATGCTTTTGCTAAGGGCGAGCGCATTGCCCGGCGGGTCGGGCAGCGCGTGTACAGGATCTATCAGGGTTCGGTTGGTCCAGGTTTCAAAGGCGCTAAGTGCCGCATCGGTGTAACCCTGAATCAACAGATCTTCGTCATCGTGAAACACCCGCAGTTGCTGCTTCACGAGGCTCAATGCAATCAAGGCTTGGCCTTGGTTTTGCGCTCGGTTTTTGAGCCCTCAACCAACGTGGCGATTTTCAAGTGGTCGACTGCCACCAGGGCGCAACGTTCGGAGACTTCCTGTTCACCGGTCTCAATTTGAATGACGTGATTACCATCTTCCGCAAAGGGGAATGGCTTGGTGACCAATATCGTAGGCATGGCGATCTCCAGAGGCACGGGCGCCCGCAGGCGCCCTGCCCGTTACTCTGCGCTGAGGGTGAGGATTTTGACTGCCTGGGAGTCGACCAACATGCCACCGACACGCTTTGTGGTGTAGAAACCCACATAAGGTTTGTTGGTGTACGGATCGCGCAGTACCCGGGTGCCAATGCGGTCGACGATGGTGTACGCACGCTTGAAGTCGCCAAAGGCAATGGCATTGGCATCCGCTGCCACATCGGGCATGTCTTCGTTTTCGGTGATGCCGTAACCCAGCAGCACGGACGGTGCTCCGGCTTCCAGACCCGGACGCCACAGGTAGTTGCCTTCCTTGTCCTTGAGTTTGCGCATGTACGCGACGGTCAGGTTGCCCATCATCCAAGTGCCGTTGGCACGGTAGCCCGCCTTCAAGGCGTGGATCAGGTCAATCAGGTTGTCGCCGGTGATTTGGCCAGCGGCGCCGGTGATGATTTTTTGCAGCACGCCAAAGTCACGCTCGGCATCGTTTTTCGTATCGAGGGTGTAGGCCAGCAAGCCTTTCGGTTTGTTGGTGCCGTTGCCAAGCAAAAAAGCGTTGCCCTCTTTTTCGGAGAACTCGCGGGCCACCTCATCGTTCAGCCAGCCTTCAGCGTTGAAGAACAAATCGTCGAGGCTGGTTTGGGTGGCTTGCGGGTTGGCGTAAATTTCGCCCATAAAGGCAGAGATTTGCCCCAGGGTCGGGCTGTCGGTTTTAGGGCGCTCGGCTGTTTCGCCCACCCAGCCCGAACCGGCGCCGCCGAGGTTTACCAAACGCTTGTAATCGGGTGTGCCCACGGTGATCTGGTTGCACACCTGGCGCATCGGCGAGGTTTCCCGCAGTAGTTCAATAATGCTTCGGTCCAGGTCTTCGGGAACGGCGTAACCGCCATCCGACTCGACGCCAATTTGCAGCGCCTTGGCTTGCAGTTCGCCAAGCCCGGTGTCGATGCCCTTGCGCACAAACTGCAAGAACGCCGCTTTGTGTTCGCTGGCGGCCTTGGTGCCGGTGCCGTCCGGGCGTTTGATGGCGATCAGCTCTTTCTCAAGCGAGGATTTCAGGGCATCCAGCTCGCCCAGCTTTTCGTTGAGGGTGTCGACCTGCCCGGACAGTTTGCCCTTCTCTTCCTCCAGGCCGTCGATACGCTTGTCGTTGGTCTTTTTGAACTCGTCGAACTTCTTGCCCAGGGCTTCGGCGACGTCTTCAATGTCTTTCTTTTCAACAGCCATGAGAGGCTCCTTAAATGCGGGTCAAAAGTGATTTGAGGGATTGCATTGCGTCATCAACACCCGCCTCTCGCGGTGATACTGCGCTGTAGCCTTTGGCCATAAAGGCCTTGGCCTGGGAGCCCGAAAACCCTACCTCTCGCAGGGCGCGCTCCACCTTGCTGGGCAGCGGTGTTTCGCCACGGGCCAGCAAAGATTTCACATCAGTGATCCGGGCTTCGTCGTTGGCTGGAAAGGTGACCAGGGAGACTTCCCAGAGGTCGATGGCTTTCAGTATCCAGACGCCCTTTTCCTTGTCGTATTCGTAGTCATCGAGCATATAGCCGATGGACATGCCGGTCAGGCTGCCGGCCTTCATATGGGCATGGGCGCGCTTGGCCAGCGGGTCGGCGTCGATCAGCAAGCGGCCTTTGACGTACAGGCCCACATCGTCTTCGCGCATCTCGGTGTAGATGCCGATGGGCTCGCTCATGTTGTGTTGCCAGAGCATGGCGGGCAGTCGGTCTTTGGCCTTCCACTTCTCCAGCGTGGCGGCAAAGGCACCGCGCACCACCACGTCGCTGTAGCTGTCTTCAACGCCGAACACGGAGCCGTAACCTTCAAACTCGCCGCTGTCGCTGACCGATTTGATCGTCAGGGGCAGATCAAGCCGTTGTTTCGTCTGCATCGGGCGACTCCGGTTTGGTGGTCATGTTCATGGGGGTCAGGTAGATGTCGCCGCCCTCGCGGGGGTTTTCGTCTTCCAGCTCGCGGCAGTCGTTGGGGCTCAAAATGCCCCACTGAATACCCTTGCCGTAGGACTCGTAACGGCCTTTGAGGTCGCCGCGCATCAGGGCACCGGCGTTGAATTTGGCGTAATGGGTCAGGCGGTCAGTTTCATTGAGTAAACCCACTTGAATGCGGTGCTCGATGCGGGTCATCAGCGGCACCAGGGAGTAGTTCACAAAGCTCATGCCCATGTGCTCGATGTTGTTGAGGGTCATTTTTTCCATGCTGGCCACCAGATGTGGCGGCACGCGGAACAGGCCGCAGATTTGCGCCTCGCTCATCTTTTTCGATTCGATGAATTGTGTGTCCTGGGCGTTGAGGCTGATGGGTTTCCAGTCCAGGCCCATTTCCAGAATCATCGGTTTGTAGGCGTTGGCCACGCCCATGTGCTCGCCCTGAAACTCGGCTTTGAGTCGGGCAAAGGCTTCATCGGTCAGGGTTTGCTCGGTCTGCAGCACGCCGCTGGTAACAGCGCCGTTGGTAAACAGCTTGGCGGCGTGGGTATCCATCGCCTGGCCAAGGCCCAGGGCTTGCCGTGCGTAGGCGATGGGGTTCAAGCCATTCAACCCGTCGAGGGTGAACAGCCGAACGTGCCAAATTTCGTCCTGTGTCAGCACCCGCTGACCGGTCTTGAAGTTGACGGTGTATTCCACGGTCCAGTCGTCTTTGAGCTTGGGCGTCACAATGTCGGGATTCAGCGGCAGCAGCTCGACCACGTTGCCCAGCGCCATCACCTTGTAGGCAAAGAAGTTGCCGCGCAGACACAAACAGGCCACCAGCATTTCCCAAAACTCTTGGGAGGTCATAAAGCTGTTGGGCGCCATTGTCAGCAGCGGATACAGCCGGTGCGAAGTCGCTGGTAAGCGAACCTTGCCGGTTTGTTTCAGAAGACGGCATGGCAACATGCCGATGGACTCGGACAACACCCTGATGCAGTTGAAAACCACCAGCTGCTGTAACGCGCTGCTGGTGGTTACACGCTGCCCGGCAAGGGTTTCATAGCCTGCGCCCAGGGCTTGGGCCAGTTTCTCTGAGGTATCGATGGCCTGGGGATCGCCCTTGGCGCCAAAGAGCCGGCCAATCCGCTTGAATAGCCCCATTAGAGTTTCCTGATTCCGTGTTTGGTGAGGTGGCCAGAGAGGGTTTCCTCCGGATGAAGGTTTGCCAGCACCCGCCCTATGGACATGATCAGCGCAATGGCGCCGTCGATTTTGTTGTCGTCGCCCTGCTTGATCGGGCGCACTACGTCATCGTTGCCGGGCATGTGTTTGCCGATCACGTTGGCGATGCACCAGGTCATGATCGGATTGCCGTCATGGTGGAAGCGGCCCGACTCAATTGCTGCTTCCAGCTCTTTCATGGGGTCGGACATGTTGGTGTAGTTCTGGGTAATGGTGACCGGGTTGAAACCCTCGTCATCCAGGTCATGGCTGAGGCCCGTCGCACCGTGCGGGTCGATGGGGCACCAGCGCACGGGGGCGATGTGGTTGGCCTCTTTGGCCTCGTCGAGAATCTCGCGGTAATCGATCTCGGCGCCGTCTGTGGTTTGCAGATGGCCTGAGTTGATCCACGCCTGAAAGCGTTCCGACATGCGCTTGTTGTCGGTGTTGTAGGCGGTGTCTTCGGGTACCCAGAAGTGCGGCGCGATGCAGTAGTAATGCACCCGGCCGTCGATCACCCGCCAGAACAGTCGCGCCATTGAGTTCATGTCGAGTTTGCGCGCGAGGTCGAAACCCAGAATGCATTCCTGCCCGGCGAACTGCTCCAGGTTGAGCGTGGTGTCTTCGCAGGTTCGCCAGCTTTCGACGTTGTAGAAGCCAGTTTTTGCACTCACCCAAAGGTTGAGGTGCTTGGTTTTAAAGGTGTTGGTGAAGCGAGCCGAGCGGATGGCTCGCGCTTGCTGGCTCTCTAGGTACTCCTGGAACACCGATACCCCGTGGTTGGGGTTGGCCTTGGCCAGCATCTTCGGGTCGGTCCAGTCGTCGCCCTCGTCCAGGGTCCAGATCCAGCCGAACAATTCCTCATCCGGCACCGTGCCTTCGAGCATTTCGATCACTTGCCGGCGTTTGTCGTAGCAAGGTCCTTCAATGTCGGCGCCGGCCGTGGTGATGATGAACATCAGCGGTTGGCGACGGGAGCCCATGCCGGTGAGCATGGTGTCGTACTGGGCTGAGGTCGGGTGTTCGTGGTATTCGTCGACGATGGCGCAGCTCGGTGATGCACCGTCGCCGGGGTTGCCGATCAGCGGCTCAAAGCGGCTGAAGTCGGACGGGATGTTCATATTTGAGGCGTTGACCTCAATCCCGGCAGCCTCGACCAGCATCGGTGACTTGGTGATCATCAGCTTGGCCGGGCGAAACACCTCCCACGCTTGCTTCTCGGTGGTCGCACCGGCGTAGACCTCGGCGCCGTATTCGCCGTCTGCGACAAACATGCTGATGCCGACACCGCCCGCCACCACCGACTTGCCGTTTTTGCGCGGCACTTCCCAATAGCTCTCACGAAAACGCCGGTGCCCGCCCTTCTTCTTGACCCAACCGAAGGTCACGGCCAGGCCGAACAACTGCCACGGCTCCAGGGTGATGAGTTGGCGTTTGAATGCCCACTCCCCTTTTGTGTGCGGCAGTAGCTGGATCAGCTTGAGCTTTTTCTCGGCTTTGACGGGATCGAACTTGAAGCGAAAGGTGCGCTTGCGGCTGTGGGCCAGGTCATCGAAGTGACGTTGCACCGCCTGATGAATGTACCGACACGCCGGCACCTTGCCGCGCAAAACAGAGCGCCCCCACACCATCGCCTTGTCGACGTTGGCGTGCAGGATTTTGCTCATTAGGTACTCAGTAGTTTGGCGAATTCGTTGGTTGAGGTGTGTTTGTTACCGCCGATGATGCGACTGCGGCTTGATGGGTCGAGGCCCAGCAATGAGCCGAAGGTCACCAGTTGGCGCATGGATTCGTTGGCGGCGGTGAGTGCCGGGTTTTTCATCGGGCTGCCCTGGGCAGATTCGACCACGATGCCGAACTGCTGGACGGCCTCTTCAGCCATCCGCCATTTGTCGTAGGCGGTGCAGAACGCCTCTACGTTGTGCAAATCCGTCAGCGCAACAACATGCTCGCGCAATAATTCAGGGATCAGCATTCGCCACATCGTGGCGGCGCGTGTGCTCAACCACTCGGGCGGATCAATATTGGTGACCGTCGAGAACTGCGGTTCACAGGTGTTTAAAGCCCGCTTACCGGGGTTCCCGGCGAGTTTCTTCTGGGCCGTGGGCTTGGGTTTTCGACCACGGCCAGCGACCGTGGCGGTGCCCCCCATAGCGCAACTCCTGATTTTTTAATTTCGCGGGCGAACAAAACCTCTTGAGGGCGCGGTCTAGGAGAAAAGAGCCCCCAAGTTTTGACCTCCCCCCTCCCTGCAGAAGTTAATAATTCTTATTTGTGTATTTTTAATTGAAAAATCAGCCATTTTTTGCACCAGAGCGCTTGGAGTTGCCAAATCCACCGTCTTCTGTGGCCGTCTTGGTGGAGTGGCAAGGCCCGCAGAGCCCCTGCCAGTTGGATCGCTGCCAGAACAGCGCCATATCACCCTTGTGCGGGATGATGTGGTCAACGTCCGTAGCAGCAACAACCAGGTCGCGGGCCGAGCAGTGGCAACACAGCGGATGCTTGGCCAAGTAGCCCGCCCGGGCCTGCTGCCACTTGTAGTTGTAGCCACGCGCCGAGCTGGATTCGCGGGGCTTCTCGCGGGTGACGCTCTTGAGCAGGTGCAGGTGATCGTCGCAGTAGCGCGGGTTGCGCGTGAGCCTGTTACAGCCTTGGGCGTTACAGGGCTTCTGAGGCCGTAGCGCCATGATTAAGCTCCCGGTAGATGGATCAGTCAGAGCGCCGTGGCAGCTTGAAGTCAGCGAAGCGGTCAGCCAGGTTGGCGATCTTCTTCACACCCAGGAAACCAATCCAGATCCCTGCCGGTGTGGCCAGACTGGAAGGTAGCCCGAAGTACTCCAGCACTGAGATCAGACTGATCGTCAGCAGCGTGCAGATGGTTGCCTCAAGCAGCGCCTGCCGCCGGGTACCGCCGCCATACACAATGCGCAGCATTGCCATTACAAAGGACAGTGAGCCGGCATAGATCGTCGGGGAGTGCTGACTCAGCCACGCGAGTACGATCACCCAAGTGTCTGGTTTGTCAGGCATATGAGGCATCCGGTGTCCTCCCGAGTTGGGAGCAGAATAGGTTCGGCCCCGACAGCACTCCCAGCTTGAAGCGATGGGTGTGGCGGGGCCTAAAACGAAAAAGCCCCGGCAAATGCCGAGGCTTATAAGTAACAAAAATCCGGCTCAGTGGCCGGGTTTTTGAAAGCGTCTCGCTGCGTTCACAGCAACTCACGCTGCTATGAAAACAGATCTATTCCGCGCGGAAAAGTGTTTTGTACATCGTATAAAATAGGTAAATTCATAGCTATCTAAACCATTTGGGATCTAGACACCAACACCGAGATGGCTTTTAGTATGCGCTAAAACTAGATAATCAAGGACGTAACTATATGACAAATAATACAGACGCAACACACAATACACCTCCTCCAACCGAACACTCTCATCTAAAAGAGTATTTAGATTATTACAAAACACTCTCAAATCCAGGCTACGGAGTTCTTGTTACTGGCGATTGGGGATCAGGAAAAACCCACCAAATAACAGAAATACTAAACAAGAATGAATTCCATTACATAAGTTTATTTGGTTCTCAAACCACCGAAGAAATATATTCAGCCGTGTTTGCAAAAATGTATCCAGCCAAGGCCACAACACAAAACATAGCAAACTCGACTAACGGCACAGGGATTGGGGTCGGGTCAGCAGCAATTTATGTAGGCGGATTACTTTCCGGAGTAGTAAATGCAATTATCCGAGAACAAGTAAACAATGATAAAATCATAGTATTTGACGACTTAGAACGAAGCAAAATAAACACTAATGATTTACTCGGCATATTCAACAAATATATAGAACATCACGACTGCAAAGTAATCGTACTGGCTCACGACAAAAAAATAACTGCCGAATTCGACACAATAAAAGAAAAGGTATTCGGCCAAACAATTGCAATAACACCGCAAACTTCACGCGCTTTCGACAGCTTCGTTTCCACAATAAAAAACGATGCCAGACGAGAACTAATCATCAAATTAAAATCTTTAATACTAGACATTTTTGAGCAATCAAAAACACACTCACTTAGAATATTAAAGCACTCCATTGAAGACATTTCAAGGCTTTATGAAAACCTTTCGAACGAACATCAATCTAATGATGCTGCAGTAATTGAGTTAACCAGCCTCTTTTTAGCACTAAGCTTAGAGGTTCGAGCAGGACGCCTCAATAAATCCAATCTCACAATTCGAAGCATGGCAATAAATAGATTCAAGTCGGAAATTGATCAAAGCAAAGCCTCTTCCGAAGTAATTAAACTTTATGACACATACCTAAGATACACCAATATCAACTTAGGAAGCCTAATACTAAATGACGAAACCTTAACAAACATACTTACAAGAGGAATATACTCACAAACCAATATTCACAAGTGCCTAAATGAAAGCCTGTATTTCACTAAACCCACAGACCTGCCGGCCTGGTTAGTATTTATTAAATTTGATGAACTTAGCGAAGCTGAATCAAGGGATGCTGCAGAGAAACTAAAACAACAATTTGACGACAGATCAATTGATGAGCCTGGCGAAATGCTTCATCTGTTTTCACTTCGCTTCCTACTTTCAGAAATGAAACTCATACCGAAAGACTTCAACCAAACCGAAGATGACTGCAAAAAATACATGGATGATCTTCTAGACGAGAATAGAATGAAGTCGTTCACTGGACACGTATTAAAATGGGGAGAACACTTTTCTGACAGCTACGCGGGCTATAGATATTGGGTTGAAGACGACTTCAGAGATAATTTCATACGAATTACTAGTTACCTAAGAGAAAGCCAAAGTCGAGCTGCAAAAAAAAACTACCCTGAGTACATTAAAACACTTATTAAGTTAATGAACAATGACGGACGTAAGTTCGCAGAAAAAATCTGTTTTTCCAATGGAGAGCCAAGCGATTACGCAGCCATTGACGTTCTGTCAGAAATGAGACCTATCGATTTCGTACAAGAATGGATGGGATCAGAAGCAAAAAACTGGGGACATATAAGTAACGGCCTAGAGAAAAGATACTCTTCCGGCCAGCTACAAAGCACCCTCAAAAGTGAAAAAAAATGGATACTAGAAGTCATAACCATAATTGACGACGAGATGAAGAAAGCGACCGGAATTAGAAAAAAACGAATCCAGCGTATATTTACATTGAATTTCAGAGACTATGTGAGTAACCAATAGTAATTCCCACCAATCTAAGGCTGCACATAAACAACAGCCTTAGATTAATAGAAAACGCCTATGCAGCGTTCCTCATGATATTTACAGCACAATCAATCCAAGCAGTTCCTGCTCTTGTAAACTCCCTTGCTTTACCTTCACTAATCCGATAATGCTTAGCGACTCTGAGCATTGGCCATTTTATGCCGTAATACAACCAAATTACATCACCCATCTGCTGGTCTCGAACTGAGAGTTTGGCCACAGCCTCATCTACAGCAAGAGCACAGTCGTCGGTAATACAATAGCCCTTGCTTGAAGCCGGTTGTGGTATTAATTTACACATCAGCGCAAATGATGGCGAAACATACCCAGGAACCCCCACCCCATCCATGCGCCACCAACCCCACTGCTCAAGCAAATACTCGGTCTCCCCCAAAGGGCGGCCTGCCGGTTTTCGAATCATCATGCTTTCTTACTCCTGCGTAATTTTCGCCGCCCGCACCTGGCGTGCTGAATCGTCGACGTGGTTTAAAGTGCTGTGATGTGACTATTTCTCTACATAAAACTAAAGTTCACCGCACGACTAACCCGCCCCAATTTAAATACCAACCTACCACCAGAAAAGAGCCAGCTTGAGTCATTAAAATTGACCTCGCGTTACTGACATCGCACCGCATAAAGCACAAAACCAAATTTTGATAATTCGTGTTCATAGCCAAGTTTTTTGGCTCGTTTCAAAATTTGAAACCTCGCCTATGGTTGTTTTCTGAATAGCGCTGCAAGCCACGCCGTTGGCGGCTTCCAGCGTATTACCGGATTCTCCGAATCTAACGCCTGTCTGCCCGTGGATCAGGTCGAAACCCTTCTGGTCTAGATGGCCGTGCCACTTCTCCAGCGCATCACGCTTGCGGCTCATCACGTCCGACTGGATGTACACCTTCACGTTGTGGCCCATCGCGTGGTTGATCAGCAGCTCACCGATCAGGTGGTCGATGCCGAGGACTGCCCAGCCCGTACGAGCCAACTTGCGCAGATCGTGGCTGGTCCACTCGCCCTTGCCCAATCGGGTGAACACGGCACTGGCCTGCCCTTCGCTCAAGGCTTTGCCATTGCGTGCCGGGAACAGGTACTGGCCGTCATAGCCTCGGGACGTCTGGGTCTCGCGGTACTGGATCAACAAGCCGCGCACTTGGTCGGTCAATGGCAGGTGATGCTCCACGCCGGTCTTGGTGTGCTCGGCGGGAATAAACCACTCGCGTTCGGCCAGGCTGATATGTGGCCAGCGCGCTTGCCGGGTCTCCCCGATCCGGGTGCCGTGACACAGCATCATCAGGGCCAGCATGGCGTCAGCCGGATCGTTCACCATGGCCTGACCCAGCTCGCCCAGCAGGTCCTGCAACTGCACACCACGCAGGCGCGACGGCTTGATCCCGACCTTGGCTTTGGAGAAGTCGCTGAACTTGATGGCAGCCATTGGATTGGATGTGATCAGGCCCAGCTTCAACGCCTGACGGAATGCCAGGGCCAGCAACTGGAACGCCAGGCGCACATAATCGATTGAGAGGGTTTCCTGTAGTGGCCACATGAACAAGGTATCAAGCGCGGCCTTGTTGACCTCCACCAGCGGCAAGTCACCCAGACGCGGCAGCAGGTGGCACTTCATGGCCGAGGCGCCGGTGTTCTTGCGCTTGGCCGACAGGCTGCGGTCACGGGCCATGCGATCGGCGTACCAGTTGAGCAGCTCGCCCGTGGTGGTCCACTGGGAAATGGTTGAGCCCGCATCAGCCGAAACCCGCAGGCGCACGGCCGGCAGCGCGGCGAGTACCTGCTTGGCGCTCAAGTCCGGAAAGGCGCCGATGCGGTGCCAACGGCGTTTGTTGAGCAAGTACCAGGAGCCCCGGGTGCGGTTCTTGGAGAAGCGAAAGTGCAGCGCCGGGTGGCCGGCATCCCGCAGGTCGCGCACATGCTCGAGCTTGGCATTGCGCCCAATCTCCGCGTCGGACAGCTTCACGGTCAGAGTTTTGATTTTGGTGTTCAACGGTCACCTTCCTGCGGGGGTTGCCGGTCGACAACCTCGTAAGTGGTTGGCCACATCAGGCGACCAAACGTGTGTGCCGCACTTTTATGCTCAAACAGGGCCACGGCCCGGTCGGATTTGTGGCTCAAGTCGATCTTGTACGAGCAGCAGTGAACGGCCCAGCGGTAGGCGCTCGGCTCCACCGGGGCCAAATAAGGGTTAGGCATGTGCAGCACCTCCCGAACGCATGGCCCGCAGCGCCGCCAAGGCCTTATTGCCCACTTCCGGTGCGCTGCGTTCAATGGCCCGTGGCGGCAAAGCCAGTGGCATTTTCTGCAACGGCAGGCCCGCCAGAATACGGCGCACCGTGATCGTGTAGTTGCGCTCAAACAGCTTGATGCTCAGGTCGTGGGATAGTCGGTTGAGGTTTTCAAAGCCGCATTCCTTGGCCGTGTGCCACACCGCGTCATGGGTCCACTTGGCCTGGCCGGCCATCGATGGATGCGCATTACGACAAGCCTCGCGATGGGCCGCAGCCAACCTCGGCAGGCCGAGCATTTCCGCTGTCGGCGTACACCAGCCGATAAACACGCCCACGTTCGGCACAAAGTCCTTGGCGGCTTGGCGCGCCTGCATCAGGCCGAAGCGCAGCTGCTCGGTGCTGCAGATCCCGGCTTCGAGAAAACCGCGCATCCACTGCTGCTTGGCGGCCTTGTACGTCGCCATATCCGGCCATGCCTGCTTCCACGCCGGGAAGATCGAGCGCAGTTCGCGGAACAGGCCGTTGATGACTTTGGCCGTGGCCTGGGACAGCTCGGCGCCGGGTTGGGTGTTTTCGCTTTCCTCGGCAGCGATAAACTCGCCGCTCTGGACCTTGGCCCAAAGGCCGGTAGCAATCACTGAAACTTGATTCATTGGGTGGACTCCTGATTCAGCCAGGTGGTGTCTTCGTCGTCGTAGGCGTCCTCGGTTCTAGGTTTGGCCGGAAACTGGCGAACGTTGCTGGTACGGGTGTTATCTGACTTCACCCACCTGACCAGCAGAGAAGCCCACTTAGCCTGGGTATTCAGTCCGCCTTCGGTTTGATGGTGAGCCGTGAATGGGGCCACAGCACTCCTGGTGAACAGGTCAGCTGATACGCCGAAGTGAACGCAGTAGGTCTGCAAGAGATTGGCGTCAGGCATCCAGTCCAGAGTCATTTCCACTGGAGCCTTGGGGTCGACTGATTCCGGAGCGGGCTCTGACTCAAGTACCGAGGAATCCTCGGCAGTTGGATTTTGCTTAGGCTCGGCAGGCGATAATTTGTCGTCCGCGCAGAGAGAGTGATTTAGATCTTCTTCAGGAATCAGGAATCCGGAATCAGGAATCAGGGCGTTAAGTAACGGTGCCTTAACTGGCTCTAACGATGCACTAACGGTATTGCTCAGTTCCTTAACGTGAATCTTGCGGCCAGAGCCCTTAACGATGAGTTTGTTTTTCCGTTCGTTAACGGTTAGATAACCGTTAACGTCTGGTAGGTCGCTGTCTTTCTCAGAGCCGTGGGGGTTTTGATGCTTCGTAAAATTACTGACCTCGATGACCGAATAACCTTCAGAGGTGTAGCGCGTGATAAAGCCTGCCCCCGCAAGGTTATTCAGGCCCACCTCAATGTCGTAGTTGTCGCAGGGAAACAACTCCATCTTGATACGCTTGACGCGGTCTTCAAGACGCCCTTCCCGGTCTGCCAAGCACCACAAACCAATGAACAGCAGGCGATCAAATGCAGGAAGATCAACAAGAACTTCGTTCGTGAACAGTCCGGGTTTGATGTTGCGTGCGCGGGCCATTACACGGCCTCCTTTGCGGTGGTCGTTGTAATGCGGTGAAGTGCTGACGCAAGCAAAAACATCACGACAGCAGTGTTGCGTGAGTATCGTTTGGTGCACATAATGGCCCCCGAAGTAAGTTGTGAAGAAGCCGGTCTAGCCACCGGCTTTTTTTTGCCTGCGATTCAGGCGTTATGGGTGTCCGGCGCATCCGTGGTAGCTTTTTGGTTCCACACGAAAAGGCCTCGGAGGCCGGACATATGAGCTTTGAAATCGACCACTACGCTGAGTGGGTTGCGGCTTTGGATAAGCACGAGGCCGAGCTGAAAAACGGTACTGCGCCTCGCTGGGAAGACATTCGAACCGGTCAGGATGTGCGTATGGCACTCGGCACCTACAAACTGAAGTGCTTTGCCGCTCGTATTTGCCAAAATAAAGTGGCCACCTGGGCTCGCCTCGACAAGCTGGATGCACTTAGGCTCCACCTGATCAACAAGCATCACTGGACCCTTGCAGAGGCTCGCCAGGTAGAGGAGGAAGAGGACTTTGTGTTTCTGCTTCATGAAGAGCTTTTACAGATGAAGCTGACAGAGGCTGAGGCGTACCCTGTTCGTCAGTGGATCGGGCACAAGGGCTACCGGAGTGAATTGGAACAACACTTTGAGAACCCTGCGCCATGACTTCAGCAATACGCTGAGCAGACACACTCCAGTAAGCCGCCTCGGCCGTGTGCCAGGCGGCCTTCTCTTCTCGTGTCATATCTTTTGGCCAGAGCAAAATCGGCGGATGATTTCCTTCAATCACGGCAATACCCGCAAGAATTTCGACGGCAGCAACATCCGGTTTTCCTGTTGCCCGAGCGCTAATCGCGCTAATCGCAATCTCCCTTTCCCTTGCAGTCAGACGCGGTCGCTGGGTGCAAATACGTTCTTCTTGCATTTCCTTCTCCTGCTGGATGAATTCACAGCCAATCCGAGGCGCTATGTATTCGCCATCAATGTCCGGACAATCAGCCCATCAGTTATTGCGCTAAGAGCTGTCTTGTCCCTTGGGTTTGGGTTTTCTTGAGGTAAATTTCTTCAATTGCTTTGCCTAACTCGTAGCGAACCATTGCGCCGTTAGCTGCCCGACTGATGGTTGGCTGGGTTGAATCGCAAAGCTCGGCAATCTCTGCCTGCGACAGGCCAAGCTGAAACAGGCTTGCAAGCATTGTTTTCACAGTCACAGCGCTACACCTATGATTATTCGCATAATTCAAATCATACGAAAACAGATAGGCCCGCGCAATACAATTCAATTAATGCGTGTATGTATGGTGACTAATGAATATTGCTGAGCGCCTTCGCGCCAAGATGCTTGAGCTCGGGCTGAATGAAAGCGAGCTGGGTCGCCGTGCCGATGTTCCTCAACCCACGATTAACCGGATTCTCTCTGGCGAGAGCGCGAGCCCGAGACGTCCGACAATCGAGAAAATAGCCCGTGTCCTCAGGGTTTCTCCAAACTGGCTCATGTTTGGCGGTGCGGACGAATCCAAGAGCTTTGATGCAAACGTGGAGATGGCTTTGCAGCCATCAAGATCATTTAGCTATCCTGAAATTAGCTGGGTACAGGCTGGGGCTGCAACTGAAGCAATGGAATTGAGTAATGTTTCAGCGTGTGAAAGACACACATCAGATGTCTGGGCAGGTGATAACGGATTTTGGCTTAAGGTAATGGGCCCATCCATGACAAGCCCTGTTGGCCCGTCATTCCCTGAAGGTTTCTTGATTTTGATCGCACCTGAATTTGAACCTAGATCTGGCCAATTTGTTGTAGCCAAGCTGGTTGACTCGAACGAAGCTACGTTCAAGCAGTTTATTCGGGACTCTGGGGCTTACTATTTGAAGCCGCTAAACCCTTCATTTCCAACCATTCCAATGGACGATGCCTGGGTGGTAGTTGGGACTGTCGTCGACGGAAAAATGCCTACATCCATTTTTAGGTAGCCCCACCCTAGACCCAAGCAAAAGAATTCAAGTAACACCCAAGCCCGCCACTGAGCGGGCTTTTCTATGCGTTTTGAAATATCTATACGAAAGCGCATTGACTATAGTTATGATGATTCGTATAGTCGGCCTCATCGCCGGCTCACACCGGCAACAAGCCGGAGACTCACCGGCTACCACGGCCAGGGGGAAACCTGACCCCAGCCCCCTCACGGGGACCGACTGGCTCAGCAATGAGAGCTCTTTAGAAACGGACACTTTCACTGCTGCACCTGGAAAACCGGGTGCAGCGGGAAAACAACCGAGAAAACATCATGGAATCGACGATCGTAGACGGAGCATGGAAAGGCCACCTCGGCCGAGGCCTTGCGCCACGGGAACTGCAATTCGTGCTTTCAGTTGCTCAGGGACTGACCGCCAAAGAGATCGCCAGAGAGTTCGGCATTGCGCCAGGCACCGTGGTCAAGCGATTGGCCTGTGCAATGTTCAAGCTCGGCGTTCACCGCCAGGGCGCGATGGTTGCCGAGGCGATGCGGCGGCAGATCATCACCCCGTTCTGCTTGCTACTCGCCGGACTGATTGCCCTCCACACGTCCACCGGCAGTGAAATGGTCCCCCGCGACCGACGCCCCACAGAACGGCGCTTCGCCGAAATGCGCCTGGTGCGCCGCGCCGAAGCGCCAGAGCTGACCGGTTAACTCCCTTATAGCGCCAGCCCGGCGCACAGGAACAACAAACCAAGGAGCATCAGCATGTTGATACTTACCCGACGAGTAGGCGAAACCATCCGCATAAACGACGACATCAGCATTCAGGTGTTGGGCATTTGCGGGCAGCAAGTAAGACTCGGCATCACCGCCCCTGCCGATGTGGCGGTTCACCGCGAAGAAGTCTACGAGCGAATTCAGGCACAACGCGAGATAGACAGCGCGGCTTAACTCGCAACGAATCAACCAGCGCCACGACAGCCTGTCGCTAACTGCCCGAGCCCCTGGTACTCCCCAACATCAGGACGTATCGGTCTGATCTTCGGCATATTCCGGCCAGAGTACAGACCGATGCGGACGCCAACCCAGCAGACGCTGGACACCTGCATTACCCCTGCCCTGCTGACCATCAACACGGAGGATTCAGCCATGCACAAGTGAACAAAGACGGGCACGCCCGCACAGCAGGCTTTTACATACGGTGGCGTTTTAAGAGAGCAACACAGCCCGGTTTCGACTGGGCTTTTTCATGCCTGCAGTTATTCCCGGCTTTCCCATATCGCAAGACCTTAGCGCTGACGAATACCCGTAACCCAAGTCGAGGATCGACCATGCACCCATATTTCGCCCAACGCGTAACGGCCCTCGAAGGGTTGCGCGCACGTGCCCGCCAGGCTACGGCCGAGTTCTACCAAAAGCCCGGCGTACAACCACCACCGCTGGCTCCGCTGATTGTTGTGCGCCCAAGCGGCAACAACACCTTCTCGCTAATCAATCGGGCTACTGGCGTGGTCGTAGGCGAGCGCTACGGCCACAACAATGCCACTGCTCATGCTCGTGAGCTGGAGGCAAAAGAAACGCAGTTCAATGTTATGCAATTCGGAAAATTTCTGAGCAGTTGGACTTTGCGCTTTGGCATCACGCTGACCGTGTTCGCCTTCTTCGGCAGTCACATGTGAAGCGCATCAACGCATCCGCACAACGACGCCTTCGCCAGTCCCAACACCACTTGCCGCCAAACGGACTCCAAGCCAGACCGGAGCAACAGCCATGTCCAAACCTACCGATACCGCGCAGTTTCTCGAAGACCTCAATGGCGGTGCTTTCATCAGCCAAATCGGCCATGCCCTCTCAGAAGTAGCTGCGGGCGTAGTGGACCACGGTAAAGCCGGGAAGCTAGTGATTACCCTCGACTTCACCCAGATCGGCGAATCCAGCCAGGTAAAAATCAATCACAAGCTGGATTACAAGGTTCCCACAAAGCGTGGAACTCGCAGCGAAAACACTCGCCTCGATACCCCTATGCATGTCGGTACCGGCGGCAGCATCACCATGTTTCCTGAAAAGCACGACCAGCTTTTCAGCCGAGAAGAAGCCCCAATCACCCCGCGCACTTAAACCCGCTCTCACAGGTGCTTGAACCACGTCCCTAAGCCAAGAAGCAATTCAACTAATCACCGACACAGCCCTTTTGGCTGCTGGCAAAACTCTGTCGACCTACTCGCCAACGGCCGTCCTGCCTGAAGGCGTGAAAGTGGTTGATCTGGAAAAGTACCAGGTGGGCCGCAGCCGCTTCCGTGGTGTGCTTTCCACTAACTCCCTGATTGATTTCAGTACCTACGTCAAAGAACGCGCTATTGATGGCTCGCGCGGCTTTATCGATCAGGACGACATGACCTGTACACTGATCTTCAACCTGGGCACCAACATTGCGCCCGGACATGCAGATGATCGCGCAGTTCTGCGTCTCAAGCCGTCAGCAGGTTACAAGGCGGTCCAGGGCATCCCTGGGCTCGCGCTGTCGCAGAAAGACCTGAGTGACTGGATCGAAGACTGGAATGCCTCGTTGAGCGCCAATGACGAAGCCGGCCAGACAATAAGCATCGCCAAAGCTATCGCTGCGGTACGCACGATCACCATCAAAGCCTCATCGGAAAGCGATCACGCCGTCAGCGAAACCCGCACCAGTCGCAGCGCGATGGATCAGATCGAAGCCACCAGCAAAGAGACCCTGCCCGCATCACTGGTGTTCTCGGTAGTGCCTTACGAGGGGTTGAGCGTGCGCAACATCACTTTGCGCGTATCCGTCATCACCAGCGGCGCCCAGCCAATGCTGAAACTGCGCTGGATCGGCGAGGAAGTGCAACGCGAAGAAATTACGCAGGAATTCAAGTCCGTGCTTGATGCGCATATTGGGATATCTGCCCAGTTAACGCTTGGCACCTTTGACTCCAAATAAAAAATCACAGTGCCACGAAATCTCAACAATAAAAAATGTGGCACTAATATCATCCGATTAGGGTCCACTCAACTAAGAATAGACCCGCCGATAAAATTATCGGCCCGCAGGATAGTCGGACTGAATATCACCCTCCTCAAAACGGAAAGTAAAATCAGGTATGACTACCCTATAGTTCCTTTTACAAAAATCAGTTTTGTATACTGGAATCTCTCGCCCCAGTTCTTTCCCCGTAACAGCAACCAACTCTCGGATCTCGTTTTCGGAAGCATTTCTGGCCCCCAAAATAACCGAACTTAGAAGAGAGTCATCGTACTTAAAAACGCCCTCCCCTCCTGTGTTTTTAAGAACTCTACTTTCTTGCTCATAGCTCCACACACCGGACTTCGCAAGAAAGATTTCGCCTATTATCGTCTCCGGATTCGATGGGCTCCCATCGACCAGCATAAGTGGCCGAGCTTCAACATACTCTACATCTTGACAAATAAATTTTGAATAAGAATCATCAAAAGAAAACTCTTCATCAGAAATATCAATTTTAAACTCCAGAACAACACCGGAATGATTCTGAGCGTAGTGAGACCACATGAGCGTACTATCTGGTATTTTTGAAAGAGAGAGAACTGAAGCACCTGAAAGTAACCCGGAGAGAAACTTACCACTCCCAATAACTTGAGCCATATGCAACTCAGACATCGAAATTTTTTCTTCTAATTCGACGCCACTAAGACCATCTAGATTTAGCATGCTTCGGATTTTCGGATGAAAGCGACTTATATCTCGGGAGTACCTGACTTCAAAAGCAGGCATACAGTCAAATGGATCATTAAACTTATGTGGATTGGTAAACTTTATGGTCCTCTCAGAAATAGTCGTCCTTAGCCATTGACTGTCTGAAAAATACTTATACCTATATATAAAATTTGACACGTTCTCCACCTTTTCTGAGAGCCTAGACACTTTAAAATTTAATCATTTAAAAACTTATGCGCCCTGCTATATAAGACGCTACACACCCCAACTATTCGCCATCTTCAGCAATTCAGCTGATAACAATTTCAGCCCTCACCCCATGAATGATCAACTGTAAAGGCGAACTACAAATAACACCTTACTTAAAACACTTAACAAATTCTCACAACGACAACTAATGACCACTCATTTACTATTTATTTTTTTATTAACTGCAACCCACCACCCCTCATCCCAATCCTTCCGCGCCTCAAACTCTTGAACACCAGATTTTCCGTTGGCTTTAAAATATGAAAATCTAATACTGAGCAATTCATTCTCAACCAAAACATCATCAATACTGAACTCAATTTCGGCATCTACTACCAAAGAGGAGAATTTTGCCACCAACGACTCAACCTCGCCACCAACACGCACCTCAACTTTCTCGCAATAAGCTCCTGAGTTCACAACACTAAAACGATGTCGCTCTACTGCTTCCCCTTCATTGAAGGCTTGAAAAACCTCAATAAATCTAAGTTGCAAAAGTGGATCAAGGGAATTCTCATAATTCTCTAGAGTGCGATTAGTCGCTTTTACCAATTCGATTTGTTGAGCCACAGATGCTCTAAGCTCTTCAGCTTGAGTGGAGAGTGCTTGAGAGCTCAACTTAAGTTCTCGCCCCTGCTGCACATAACCCAGTACCAACCAGAAGAAAGCTACAGGACCAAACACACCTGCTGAAAAATCTCCGACCTCATTAAGTTCTAGGGACACCAGTTCGTCAAACCTAGCCCCCATGACCATAAAAGCGCCACCTATATAAACAGCTGTAATATGCGCAGCCCACCACTCTAAACTACGACTGCGCCACCACTCCGCCTGATCTAGCCAATACTCCATGAAACGCCTCAAGATACCACCCCCTCAAAAAATCAGACCACCACTCTAACAAATCCTCAAAAACACCAAGCATCAAAGAGTACTTTCAATCAAAAACAAGTAGTCCGAGCGGTAAGGTTGAGCCACCGACTCAACCTCTTACTACAAACCAAAGCATCCTGCCGCGATCGGCAGGGAGGATTCCTCTATGCCTTCAATCAGCACCGGGCGACTTTGCCTGTTTCTGCTGCTTTCCACTCTGTACCTGATTTTCAGCGTTGCATGGTTCTTTCTGGTTATCCCGCAGCTAGTCAGCAGTGGCACGGATGTTGATCTGGTCGGAGCTTTCGCCGGTACCGCCGTATGGGCTGTTACCGGCGCAAGCATGATCATTTGTATGGCTCGCAAAGCGTAGACCTCCCAACCTCTAAGGAGAAGTTATGCACGCTAAAGCCATAGGCGAGCGCATCAACGCACGCTGCACCCGCTGCGGTTCTCGCAACATGCAAATCACAGAAGAATTTAGTGGCTCAGCCAGCTACGAGGTGCGGGCCGGCAAGGTCAGCGCAGTGGCGTCTGCCAACTCGCTTAAAGCCACTGGCCGTCTTTTCGGCCGTTGCCGCCAGTGCGGCCACCAATGGGTTTTTCGCAAGAACCCACTCACCCCCTAACCCAACATCGCCCCACCTGGGAAAAGGAATCAGACATGGCAAAGATCATTGCCCAGATCACCGCCCGCCTCCCTCGATTGATGGAGGCCGGTGAATACAGAAAACTGCGTTACGCAGGCGGCAAGCCGAGCTTGCAACAACTCAAAAAATGGATAGAGGAAGGCGAAGTGCTGGGTGAGGTAAAAGGCGGGATGTATTTCGTAGACCTGCAGGCCGCAATTATGGGGTCGAGCGATCCGCTGCTCGCTCAAATGCTGGAGCTTGGGTAATGGCTTCTCGGCCTCGCACAATCAAAAACCGCAAGCTTCCACCCAACCTCTACCCCAACGGCAAATACTGGCGGTACCGCAACCCCATCACCGGCCTGATGACCAGCATTAACCGTCCACTGGAAGACGCTATCAAGCTGGCCAGGGCTGCCAATGCAAAGCTGGCCCCTGTGATGGCCGGTGACGGGGAGCTGCTCATGATCCTGACAGGCGATCGCCTGCCCACAATGCGCAACCTGATAGAGCGCTTTGAGGCCGAATGGCTGAAAGATCGCGGGTATGCCGCTCGCACCTTGGTAGAGATCAAGTTCAAGCTCGAGCGCTACCGGCAGGACTTGGGGGATCAGTTGGTCGGCCAGCTCGACGTGCTTGCCATCGCGGAGTACCTGGACGGCTTCAGCAACAACGCTTACACCAAGCACCGCGGCTTGCTGATTCAGATTTTTGCCTTCGCGGTGGCCAAGGGTTTGGCTGAGCGCAACGTGGCCGAGCTGACGCTGATCAAAAAGGAAGCCGAGAAGAAGCGTCAGCGACACACGCTGGCGGGCCTGATGACTATTGTGGACGCGGACACCACGCCGATCTGGTTGAAGAACGCCATCCGCTTGGCGCTGGCCAGTCTGCAGCGGCGAGAAGATATCGTTTCGTGGCTCAAGTCCGCGGTCGACCTTGAAAACAACACGATTAAGGTTTCGCCCGGTAAAACTCAGGGCTACGACAACCCCATTCACCTGCAGATCAAAATGGGCAAGGCTCTACGAGAGGTTGTGAGCGAATGTCTGCGCTCCCCTGTGGCTTCGCCCTACCTGATTCATTACAGGCCCAAGGCGAGAAGGCGTGAGCAGATAGACGCCAAGGATCACTGGACCTCGGTCACTCCGAACTATCTGAGCAACGAGTTCAGTAAGGCCCGGGACGCGGCGCATGCGTATGACCATATTCCGGCCACCGAACGACCCACCTTTCACGAGATCCGCGCTTTGGGCGCATGGCTATATGAGCAGCAGAACTTCCCGCAGGAATACATCCAGGCGCTGATGGGTCACGCGGACGCGAAGATGACCAAACACTATCAGGATGGGCACACAGAGAAAGGTATTGAGTACCTGGAGGTGGGAGCTGATTTGGCATTCTGAGGTGGGGGTTTTGCAAAAGTTTTGCAAAAGTTTTGCAAATCGCAGACAACAAAAAAGGGCCAACCTTTCGGTGAGCCCTTCTAGACCGCCCAGCAGAGCGGATTTTGTTTGGTAGGCGCGATTGGACTCGAACCAACGACCCCCACCATGTCAAGGTGGTGCTCTAACCAACTGAGCTACGTGCCTGCTGTGGGGTCGCATTCTATAGATTTGCGGAGGGGTGTCAACACCTTTTTTGCAGCTAACCCTATGAATAGTCGAATTTTTTATTTTTAACCCGAAAACACTCACCCTCCGGTGGCTGGCGGGCCGTTTTCAACTCAGGTAGCATCGACTTCACTCGTAAAAAATATAAAACAGAGGCTGCAGAATGTCGAACACTCCCTACCCCCAGTCCTACTATGCAGCTTCCGCTAATCCCGCACCCGAGCGCCCCGCCCTGCAGGGCGAGGTGGAAACGGACGTGTGCGTTATCGGCGCAGGCTATACCGGGCTGTCGAGTGCGCTGTTCCTGCTGGAGGCCGGTTTCAAGGTCACTGTTCTGGAGGCCGCGAAAGTGGGGTTCGGCGCTTCGGGGCGCAACGGCGGGCAGATCGTTAACAGTTATAGCCGCGATATCGATGTGATCGAACGCACTGTCGGCGCCAAGCAGGCTCAGTTGCTGGGGCAAATGGCCTTTGAAGGCGGCAAGATCATTCGTGAGCGTGTGGCCAAGTATCAGATCCAGTGTGATTTGAAGGACGGCGGTGTATTCGCTGCCATCACCGCCAAGCAGATGGGCCATCTGGAGGCCCAGAAGAAGCTCTGGGAACGCTATGGCAACACGTCGCTGGAGCTGCTGGATCAGCGCCGGATCCGTGA